ATCGACGAGCTCCTCGCCGCTGCGGGCGACGCCGTCCGCGAGCAGCTCAAGCACCGCCGCCCGCGCGGCTGCCGAGTCGAAGGCGGCGACCCGCGCGGCCTTGGCCGTGCAGGCCTCCGCGGCCGCCTGGCCTGCCGACCGATCGCGGGCGGCCGCGAAGATCGGCAGATCATTGATAGCGTCCATGCTTGTTTTCATGCTCAGTCCCCCGTCCATCGCTGGTAGATGCCGCCGTCGTCCTGGATCTCCGCGTCGGCCGTCGTCTGCACTCGCCCCAGGGCATAGAGCAGCGTCTCCGCGACCTGATACCCCAGGACCTCGTCGACGGCCTGGCGACGCTCCACGAGGAGCCCCATGAGCCAGTCGAGCGACGAGGCCGACATCGGCATCGTGTTGGCGTAGCCTTCCATCCCTGGCATTGTTCGTCCCTCCGTGTGTTGGCCCCGTGTCGTGGGGCGTTCCGCCGTGCGCCCGGGAGCGGCCGGGCGATCATGCCATAACCCCCGACGCGATAGCGGTCAGCACCGTGAGGAGCCAGAGGAACGGAATGTCATCCCCCGGCATCCGCGACGACGCGTCGACCTGTTGTGTCGCCGTTCTCTTGACCGGGGCCCTCGAGCTCGGCGGCGCGACGGCCCGCTCGACCTGCGGCTTCGCCGTGGCTGTCTCGACGACCGGATCGGCCGGCAGGAACTGGGCCACGTTGACGAACGTCCGGCCGTTGCCGGCCTTGTGGTAGATCCTGGCTCGAACGCGACGGCCGACGAGGTCGGTGATCTCGCCGGCGGCCCACTCTTCGCGTGTCATGCCGACGACCTGCCGGAGCGACGATAGGATCCGCCGGCCCCAGTCGACCGCCTTCGGCGTGTTGGCAAACACCCAGCCGAACCGCTTGTCGTCGTGGGCGAGTCGGAGCTCGACCTTGTCGCCGTGGTCGATCACTTCCTTGATCTGGAAGGCGTGGTCGCCCTCCGGCACCAGCTCGCGTTCCGGCGGCCGCGAGTCGTCACGAACGACGCCGACCGTATCTTCATCAAGTCCCCAGTCCATCGCGGTCCTCCTTTTCCTGTGCCATCGCGGTCGCGTACTCGACGACCGCCACCAAATGATCCCGCCCGTAGTGGAGATGGCCGTAGTGGCGTCCCTCTGGCGTCGTCAGGTGTGCTAGTGCCTTCCGGATCTCGTATCGCGTCATTCGATACCCTGCGACCTGCGACGCGTCGACCAGGTCCGAGCAGCGGAACCAGTCACGGTCGTGGTCTGACCGTAGACCCGAATACGTCAGATATTCCAGACCGCTCATGTCGCGGCCTCGGCCTTCGGCTCGATCTCGTCGTGACGGGCGTCGAGCTGGTCGGTGAGATCGCTCCAGTCGTCGGTCGAGATCTGGTCCGTCGAGAGCAGCTCGTCGAGGCGATTCGCGATCTTCACGAGCGTCCGGACGTTCGCGGCCGACCGGATGTAGTCGGCGATCTGGTCCCGTAGTGGCTGGCCGGCGGGAGTGGAGACCACGGCCTCGACCGCGACCGCGACGGCCGGCTCGATCCGCTGCTCGCCGCTGTTGAGCCATTCCGCGAGCTGCCGGCCGAGGTCCTCGCCGGCCTCGCGGATCACCGCGTCCTTTAAGAACGCGGCCCGGGTCTTCGTCACGACCAGGTCGTGGTCCTGGGTCACGTCGCCGACGACCGTGAACTCGTACTCGAGGCCGTCCCGCTGGATCGGCTGGAGACCGATTTTCCGGACCGTGTTTCGGCCGTCGACCTTTTCGACGACGTACTCGACCTTGCTCCTGAGTGTGCAGATGATGTGCAGAGGAGCCCCGAGGATCGCGTCGACGAGCGAGTTATGCCTGGGAGTGGCGTCCCTCCATGCCGAGAAGTTCCCGCCGCCCTGGTTCCGTTTGCCCTGGGTGTCGACGAACTCCAGGATGCCGCCCTTCCCGGCCCAGGCGTGAGACAGCGAGTCGATCACCAGCGTGGCGTAGCCGCCGTCGACCGCCGCCCTAATCGCCTCGATGAACCGCTCGACCCCGTAGGTGTCGAGCTCGATCACGTCGAACGCGAGCCCACGCTCGCCGGCGTACAGGCTCGCCGAGCCTCGCTCCGTGTCGACGACCGCCACGCGGCCGCCCAGACCCGCGGCGATCCGTAGCGCTGTCATCGTCTTGCCACTGCCGGACGGTCCGACCAGCCCGAGCCTCAGCTTCGCACTCGCCTTTGTTGCTCTCTTGAATCCACTCATTTCGAGTACCTCCTCACGGTGTCGATATCGATCAATCCCGTCTCGCGGAACACCCGGAGAAGGGCCTCGCGGTCCGGCTCCGCCGGCCGCGAGCACTCAGAAAACTCCTTGCCGCCGGCATCCATCCGGCATCCATTCCGGCCGCTCTCCGAGCGACCAGTCGCGTCCATGCTGTTCGCGTAGAACAGCCCGACGATGGACAGGCCGACGCCCCCGAGGGCGACTACCATCACCGCACCGACAAAAATCGAGGCCGAGATCATCGCCACACCTCCCCGGACTCGTCGGCCAGGTAGGGCCTGGCAGCCTCAAGGGCCGCCCTGGCCCTTAACTTCACAAGGGAACTCACTTCGCAGCCGCATAGGTCGACCTCGGCGAGCAGGTCGTCGAGAGCCCGGATCGGACGCCAGGCCGCGACCGCCAGGTGACGGGCGAGCCTCGCTCCCCGCGCGATCGGATGGTTCCGGTCGTGGAGGTTCCGGTGAAGGGCCGTATCGTTTCGCGAGATCATGCGGGTCATAGCGGCATGACCTCCGCCGGCGTGACGGCCACCAGATCGCCGTCGTGGTCGACGAGGTAGACCCGGCCGGCGATCTGGCGGATCGACCCGCTTGCGGTCCTCCCAGCCGGCCATTCCTCTCGCCGCCATGTCATCCACTCACCGACGTAGATCGTGCGTCCGTAGCAGTCGTCGAGAGACGGCCGAGCGTGTGGCTCGCCGTAGACCTCTCGCATCCCTGCCGCCGCGCCTGCGGCCTCTCGTTCGTGGGCATCCATGCCGTGTCTCCTTGTGGTTAAAACTAACGCGGAGGGTGTTCTAGTTATGTGGTTAGAACTTGTCAACCACAAAGAAACACGCTGTTTTCGAGGCGATCTCGCAGACGCTAAAAACAGCGCGATCCAGTGGCGAGTCGGTCCCCAGCTCCTGGCCGAGGCGTACTAGCACGAGAGCCTGAAGGGCCGAGTCCCAGTCGATCCGGATCTTCACGGAAAAGCCTCCTGGTCTGTTGTTCTGGCGTTGTGGCTAGAACTCAGGACCGGAAAGAAGGCCGGGGACAGTTGAGCCGAACTAGGCCGACTTCCTGTTTTTTCTGGGGCGTCCGGTGGAGGGGATCACCTTCGCCTTCTCGTCGACCTCCGCCTTGTCGTAGACCAGGGCTCGTCCGTGGACGTGGTCCGACCACAGATCCCCGGCGAGGGCGAGCTGGCGGATCCTTCCCATCGAGCAGCCAAAGACCTCGGCCGCCTCTTTCGTGTTGTAGAACTCTTGGCCCGGCTTTGGCTTGAATGACACGTCCATGTCCTCCGGAGCGTATAGCCCAGACCGGCCGGATCAAGGGCCTTTCTGGACTCTGCCCAGTCACCGACTTACGGTGACTGGGCAGCGAATACACCCCGCTGGGCTCGAACCAGCAACCTTCGGTTCCGTAGACCGATGCTCTGTCGAGCCCCAGTTGAGAGGACGAGCCGATTGTATCGGATCGCCGGGGCACTTGCGAAACTGCCGTCGGGATGGAGACTAACGCGAGCAAAAACTAGACGTGGGAAAGGACCCCTCGTTCTAGTGCCGGAGTTTCCCCGTGTTCAAAAAATCCGGACCCGAGACATTGGGGGCATACGCCCGCCTGGGGTATTCGCTGTTACACGACGTTCGTCCGTCGACGCTTCGCCAGTATGTGATCGCCGCTGACCTCGTCGAACGCTGGGCCGGTCGACCCGTCAGGCTCGACGAGATGGACGAGCGGAGCGTCTCGGAGTGGCTGCGGGATTACTCCGCGACGGTCGCCCCGGCGACCGTCAAGTCTAAGAAGGCCTCGATCCTCGCGCTCTGGCGGTCGGCGGCCGACGACGGCCTTGCGTCCGAGCCGGTCTCGCGAAGGATCCGCAAGACCAGGGTCCCGGAACGGCCGGTCGTTGCCTGGACGAAGTCGGAGGTCGAGCAGCTCATCGTCACCTGCCAGGGTCTCAAGCGAGGCCACCGCTGCGGCCTGCGGCGGGCGGAGTGGTTCGCCCTGGCCGTCCGGGTCGCGTGGGACTCTGGCCTCCGCTGGGGCGATCTGGTGGCGATCCCAGTGTCGGCGATCCGGCCGGACGGGTCCGCCTCGTGGACTCAGAGCAAGACCTCAAAGGTCATCAGCTTCTGTCTGTCGCCTTCCACGATGGAGGCCCTGCGGTCGTCCCTGGAGGCCTGCCCGCGTCAGCTCGTGTGCCCGTGGCCGGCGAGTCACGAGACCTTCGGCGATCAGGTGGAGCGGCTGGTCGCGAGGTCCGGCATCCGCGAGGGGACCTGGAAATGGATCCGCCGGGCGTCCGGGACGGATGTCGAGCTTCAGTGTCGAGGGTCAGGGCACGAACACTTGGGCAACACGCGGGCCGTGTTCGACCACTCCTACGGTGATCGCTCGATCATCGGCCGCCAGGCCCCGTCGCCGCGAGAGCTGCTGGTGTGCGCGCTGGGACGTATGTCAGCGGGAGGCCGGCTTGCCCGGTGCCGTACACCCCGGCCCGCGTAGCGTCCCCTCGTTCAGTTCCGGCCAAAGGGCCTCGGAGTGGATCGCCGCGAGTAAACCCCAGGCCGCGTGGGCAAGATGCTCCTCGGAGCGGTCGCCGGCCAGGTGGCGGTAGATGTGCCGGAGCGCGTGGTTCAAAAGATCCCCGACCGGCATCCCGGCTTCCCAGTTGAAGTCGGAGTATTTCGCGGCCCCCTCGGCACACGTCCTGGCGACGGCCTCGAGGCCGATTGGTGAGATCAGATCGTAGCGGGTCGCCTCCGCGTCGCTCGACCTCACGGCCCCCGTCTCGAATCGAACCGTCCCGCCGTCCGTCGTCTTCATGTGTCGCTCCTTCAGTTCCCGGATCATCGCCAGAGCGAACGAGGCTAGAGTCCCGCCCGTGCCAGTCCAGCAGTTTGCCGGACCGAGGCGGCGGCAGAGCTGCTCCGCGGCCTGGAGGTCGGCGTCGGTCATGTGATCCGATACCGGAGCGACCACAGGATCCGGGCGAGATCCCGGCCAGCGCCCGAGACGGTCTCCTCGGCCAGGTCTGGGAAGAGCTGGTGGATCGCCTCGTGGATCTCCGTCTCCAGCCGGGCCCGGCCGCGGAGCCGATCGTCGATCAATACCTTCCGCTTGAGGTCGGGCCGCCGCTCGTCCGGCGTGATGCTCCAGCCCACGGCCCGGCCCCGGAGGCGGGCGTACCTCCACAGGACGCAAAGGCCGCGGATGGTGAAGTGATGATCGAGGCTCACGCGAGGCTCCCGATCTGGAGTCGCGGGCCGGCGACGTGCATGGCCCGCAGCCCGCCGGCAGGATCGTAGATGAAGAGCTCCATGGCCCGGCGACTGCCCACGAACCCCGAGGCCGAGTGCCAGTCGTCCGCAGGCCCGAGGCTCGGAGCGATTCGCACGAGGACCCCGTCGATCGTCTCGATCGGCCGGGACCATTCCGCCGACTGGTGGTGAAGGTGCCCGGTGTGAACCTCGCGATACGGACAGTCGGCCCACGCTGCCGCGGCTTCGTGTGCCATGAGCTGCGGTAGGCGCTTCTTTGCCCGGTGCCCATGGACGAAGCCCAGGAGATTCCCTCCGCTGCGGAGGTATTTCCGGGGCGTGTAGGTCTCGTCGACCGACACGCGTTTCGACTTTCTGTAGCGTTCCAGAATCACTCGGTGAAATGCCCAGGTCAGCGTCTCGTCGTGGTTGCCGTTGACGACGAGCGTGTCGGTCGCGGCGACCGTGGAGGCCGCGTCGATCACGCTCACCAGCGCGTCCGTCCCGACGTGGATCATCTTCTGGATCCGGCCGTCCCGTTCGAGCGGTGTCCCCGAGGTCGTCGTCCCGCTCGGGGTGTCATAGTGGAACAGGTCGCCCAGGCCGGCGACGGTGATCCGTCCGAGGGCGTAGGCGCTCGCCGCCTGGAGCAGCTCCTCGGCCGCGTCGCGGACGAGCTGGGCCGCGATGTGGAGATCGTAGTCGGCTTCCCCCGTGCTCTTCGCCCAGGCGTATTTCCCGAAGTGACAGTCAGCGACGACGAGCACCGCCCAGGGCCGGTCCCTGCGGGCGCCCGCCGTCCGCGAATCGCGAACGCGGAGTTTGCCTGACGCTCCGGCTATCATCGCGGCGACGAGTTCACCGACCTTTGGGCCGGCCCGAGGCTTCAGCCGCACGAAGACGCGAAATAGCTCTGTGACAACCGGTCGACCGTTGGAGCGGTCGACCGACATTCCCTCCCACTTCGTCGCCTCCGACGCGGCGACCTCGTAGCGTTCTAGATCGGCCTCGATGTGGGCGAGCAGGTCGTCGACCGTGCGGATCGTCCGAGAGACGCTGCGGGCCTCAAGGGCGTCGCCGTCGGTCTTTCGCGTGACGTGTTCGGCCTGCTCCGGGGGCGTCGGCAGATTGCCGGCGACCTCGGCCCTCAGTGTGCGTCGAGCCATCGGACCACCGTGTGTGAGGAGCCGGGCAAGTCGCGGGCGGCGAGGCTCTTAGCGATCGCCATCCCCAGGCCTGTTTTGGTGACGCTCGGGCCAAACTTCCCAGAGACCCAGTCGGCCCTAATCGCGGAGAGCTCGGCCCGAACCTCGGCCGGCAGGCACTGCTCCCAGCGGAGTCGCGAGCGTGCCGGGAGATAGGAGCGGACCTGTTCGAGCAACGATCCTGGAGGCGGGGGCTTCGACATCGGGCCTCCGTGCTAGGGGGCGGCCCTCCGTGGCCGTACTAGTCAGGCTACGCGATCAGGCGGGCGGATCAATCTCCGGCTGGGCCGTCGATCCGGGCGACATTCCCAGCCAGGCCCCCGCGGCATTCAAGGTCGCCTGTCTGCCGTCGCACCCACAGGGGCGGCCGACGACGGCCTCGACCCTCTCCTTCGTGATGCCGATGGCGGAGAGGGCGTTGGCGACGTAGTCGCCGAGGCCGAGAGGCTTATGAGTCGCAGGATAGGCCGGATGCGTTTCGTCGACAATGACATGATCTCCCTCGTCCGCGACGATACATGCCGTTATATCCTTCCAATCGTGCCTACGCTCGATGCAGCGAGCCTTTAGGTGTGATCTCGGGCACTGAATCATGGGAGCGCGTTCGTTTCGATAGTAGCATGAAAGTTTCCATTAAAGCCCCATCGATAAAAATCTGCGCACCCAGCGGCACCAAGACATCCAGACGATTCGGCCTTCGCGCAAAAAACTTGCGAAGAAGAGTACCCTTGTATTGTGCTAGAAAGACTAAGGCTGCCGCATGTAGTGTTTGGAGAGTTGGCTGATGTAACCGCTGCGGTCGATGGTGCGAACGCTATAGGAGATTGCGTCGCGTAGGCGGAAGTGAGGTCCGCGAATCCGGTATTTTGTTGACATCCCATTCCAGTGTCAGGAAATAGAAAAAAACCACCCCCGCATTGAGCGATAAGCTTGTAAAAATACTGAACAGTTCCGCCGCTTGGTGAAGTCATTACGGGAGACGAACCCTTCCACGTCATCGAGTATGCAGTAGAGCTATCAAAAGCAAGCGTAGCTGTTATTGCATTGAAATGGCTTGACCACGCCGAAGATCCTGGACCTGATGGATAATTAGGAAAATCTGGGGTTATGCAGTGAGCGCAGCCACCCATAGCTACGCCAAAAAATCCGGAAAAATAAAAGTTTAAAAACGTGATGTTTATTACTTTATTTTTAAGGGCTGTATACTGCTCAAAGTCAGTGCATCCACAGTCCGGAACGGGAGGCGCTGGGCAGCACGCACACCCTGGCAGTAGCACCATCACGAGCACTCCGCGGCGATGAGGTAATAGGACCCGTTCGCGCCCTTGGCGAGCATCACCCACTTTCCGGTCGCGACGGCGGCGAACTTGTTCACGCAGTTTGCCAGCGTGGCCCCGCTAGTCTGCGTCTCGCTCGGCGGTGTGCCGTTCTCCCAGAGATTGATCGTGGCGAGCGTCCCCTTCGCCCAGGCGGCCGAGGTCTTCCCGAGCCGCACAGGCTCGCCGTCGTCGGAGACCTGCCGGAACTTCACCGGCGACATATTCCGATTGCCGGCCTCGTGGGCCTTCGTCGCCGCGATCACGCGGCGGGCGCCGTCTTCTGTGAATGTTACTGGCTTCGTCATGTCAGGAGAGAGGGGCTCCCGAAGCCTGTCGTGAAGTTTGCCGTCGCGTAGATCTCCACGCCGGCCCCGGCATTGATCACGGACGGCTTCACGCCGTCGCTCTTCTTCGTGCCGTTGGAGTTGAGCGCGACCGGCTGCTTCACGGCCTTCCCGTCGGAGCCGACGATCGCCTTCCGGGAGCCGCTTACGAGCTCCATGAAACCCACGTCCCACGGCATACACTTCCACGTCAGCGGTTCATATTTGAACTCCCAGGTCGCCTCGACGAAGTCGAGCTTTGCCGCGTCGGAGACCCCGTCGAGCTTTGAGATCGACACCTTCTTCGATGCGCGGAGATAACACTTCCACGTTTTCGCGGGCCCGCCAGCCCAGGTGTCGTCGTTCACCTTTCCCGGATAGGCAGCCGCCGCGACCGTGAACAGATTCTCCGTCGCATACGTTTTCCGCAGCGTCCATCCGAACTCGTGCCGCTCGCGTTCGAGCCCTTCGAGCGGATCGCCGGCCGCGTTACAGATCGTCACGCCGTCCTTATCCACGAACAGAGGGACCGTCGTCGTCCCGCCGGCAAACTCCCAGAGGTTCCCGGGGATGCCGCTCCCGTCAGGGACTCGAGGAGGGATCGAGTATTTCACACCCAAAACCCAGACCATCCCCTCCTTACCCTCGGGCGCGAGATCGAACTCCAGGGCCTTCAGTGCAGCCATGTCGGGATGAGCAGCGCCCCACGTCAGGCCGGCGTTTAAGGCCATCTCGACCAGGATCTGATACTGGGACGTTGCGGGCGTATCGACGCGGATCCGCCACTTTAGCGCGGCCTGCATGCTCTCGCCGAACTTGCCCGAGAGCGTGGTCCCGTCGAGGATCCGCTGGTAGTTGACGACTGCCATGGCTCAAAACTCCGCGACAGCGAAGCCCTCGTCGGACGTGTTGGCGGCGATCTCCTCGAGGACCCCGAGCTGCTGCTGCTGCACATCACCAGCTCCGCCCCGCATGATCCGATACATTTCCGCGATCCCCTCGCTCGTGCGAGAGTCGATCCCCTTGATCGCCTGGGCCACGTCGACGACTACAGTCTGTTGCAGCTCGACGGGCTTCTTAGACGCCACGTCGATGGTATTGGCCGAGGCCTCGGCCTTCGCGACCGACGCGTCGAGGGCCGTCACGAGCGGCCCGGCTATCGCCTGGCCGACCGTGCCAGAACTCTCCCCGAAAGCCCGGTCGAATCCCGCGTTCATCTGCTCGACGTTCGCCGTGATGCCGTCATTTATGGTCGCGTTAAACGCCTGAGCGCCAGCGACGACCGCGTCTATCGACGACGTGTCGAACCCCAGGTATTTCCCGATCGACTGGGCGATCGTCGCGAGACCCTTGAACACGCTCCCGAATCCGAGAATGATCATCCCGAGCCCGGCCTGGGCACCGTTGAACACGGCCGACAGGAACGCGGCTGTCCGATCCATGAAGTCGGCGACGCCGCCCCACTGCTCGCCGACGCTCGACAGGTACGAGAACACCGATCCGAAGTTAACGATGATGTAGTCGCCGATCCCGGCGAGGTAGCGGGCCCCAGCGAGGATTCCCTCGCCAATCGCCTGCCCGATATTCGCACCCCCAACCGAGCCGACGAAGTCTGTGAAAGTGTTCGCGATGGCCGTGATCGCTGGCGACAGGTACGCGACGACCTGCTGGACGACGCCGGCGATCGACTTTGAAACCATCGTGAACGAGTCGTTCATCGCCTCCACGTCCTGGCCCTGGGCGTTGGTCAGCACCAGGCCCAGACGCTCGGCCTGCTCGCGAGCAGCCGCGATCCCCTCGGCTCCGCCCGCGAACAGCGGAAGCAGCGAGGCCCCGGCCTTGCCAAAGAGTTGGACCGCAGCCGCGGCCCGCTCGGCCTCCGTCGGCAGTGCTGCGATCGACGAGGCGATCGCATCGAATCGGTCCGCCGCCGACATGCCGTTAAGCTGTTCGACCGACAGGCCGAGCCCGGCGAACGCGGCCTGTGCCGTCTTTGATCCGCCCGCCGCCTTCGCGAACGCGATCTCCGCCTTCTGCGACGCCTTGCCGACGTTCTCCATCGACACGCCGGCCAGGTCTGCCGCGAGCGACAGGCCCGCGAACTCTCCGTACGTGAATCCCAGGTTCGCCGCCATCTTGCTGGCGGAGTCGATCACGTCGGCCTGAGCCTGCCCGAAGGAGACGAGGCTTCGGACACTAGATGCCGCGGCCGACGCGACGGACGCGAAGAGCTGCGTCGCGTTGATCGCGACGAGCGTCCGCATGCTCGACTCTAGAGACTTAGTCGAACTCTGGAGACCTGCAAACGAGCTCGAGGCGGCCCGCACCCCGGACGTGAGCCCGGAGGTCGAGGCCGTGAAAACGGCGGATACCTTTCCGATCGATGCCATGGTCTAGCGTCCTTGCTGATCGACGAATGCTTTGATCTTCGCGGCGATCTCGTCCTCGGTCATCTCGCGGTCGGGGTCATAACTTGGAAGGAACATCTCGACGAACGAGTCGCCCGGCTTCGCCCCCAGGGCAATAGCCGTGAACATGGTCGCCCGTGCCGTCCGGGCCCAGTCCTCGCCGAATGGCTCGACCTTGTAATACGCCATCCACCGATGAACCTGATCCAGCGTGATCTCGTGTTTCCATTGTTCGACGCTTCCGATTTTTAAGTGTGCGGCCAGCCGGTACAGGAAACGATCCGTCAGTCCTGCCCGGCTGCGGAGTTTTTTTCGAGCTCCTGGACGACCTGGTCGCCAGACTTCAGCACCGTTTCCCAGCAGCGGTTATAGATCCACATAACGCGCAGGTGTGCGAACTTCAGCACCTTCCCGGCCTCGATCCCGAGAGGCTTCCCGTCGGCATCGCACATGCACACCGTCAGCGTCCGGGCGATCAGGTCGGCCGGGGGCGTTTCGCCGCCGAGGTCCCGGTGAGCCTTCGCCAGTGAATGCCATTCGGCGAACGACGGATAGCGAAGATGGACAGCGTCGTCGCTGCCTGGTGGAGTGACAGTGACCACGTCGGATTCGGACGGAAAACAGCTCATGTCCATGATGCTCCTGAGAGTTTGAAAGTGGCCTTGCCGACGAGGAACTCGCCGACCTGCCCTGTCACGTCGAACGCCTCGAGGTAGGCCTCGCGCGAGAGCGACCCGCCGTCGAACGTGACAGCGACCGTGCCGCGGATTCCGATGTCAAGGTGGCTAAACGACGGGCAGCCGTATAGCGTGACTTCGACCGTCCCCGGATCAATAGCTACGCAATCGTATTGCTTGACGATTCGCGTCCCTATTCCGGAACCAAGGACGCTCGACGTGATGTTCGTCGACTCGACAAAGACGGCAGTCCCTGGAGCTGCTCGCCAGCCCGTCACGCGGCCGAGCGACGCGCCGTTAAAAGTACAGGTCGATCCCTGAGACGTTGGAGTTGGCATGTGTTGCCCGCCTCCACGGGATCAGGAGGCGAAGTCGCTCGTGTAGTTGGCCGTCCACTTCTTCAGCTCGCCGACCGTGTCGTCGCCGGTGGAGTCCATGCACTTACAAGTGAGGGTCTCGGCCGTGATCGTCGTGCCCTTCACGGGCTTCGTGGCCCCGAGGCCCTCGATCGTGACGGTGACGACCACGCCCGCTCCGCCGGCCTGGCCGTAGTCGGTCAGGCCGGACTCGTAGGCCCGCGTCCCGCCGGTAGCGATCGACAGCGTGGACGCGTCGAGCTGCGGAGTAACGTCGCTCTTTCGCGTCGCCTTTACGGTGACCTTTGTCGCGCCAGAAACTCCGTATGACGCGAAGCCCTGGCTACTGGTGAATGTGGGATCGGGCACGGATCGGGCTCCTTACGATGTCGGGTAGAACGAAAACTCTGCCGACCATGACGCGTACTTTCCGACCTCATAGTTCTTTTCGTAGCTCTCGCAGATCCAGCCGGTGACCGTGGCAGCGGCCGTGAGGGCGAGCGTGGTGTCGCTCTTCAGGTTGCCGGACACGGACACCGTCTTCGTGGCGGTCGCGGTTCCGGCCTCGATCAGGGGCGGGGCCGCATAGACTCGGGCCGCGTCGCCGAGGGCCGTCACGTCTTCCTTTGGCGTCGCTCCGGTTGTCTCGATTTCCTTGAGCGAAATCTGCTTCGCCCCGGAGGGAATCGTGGGTCCCGGGGTGGTCAGCGTGGAAATGGGCATACGGTCCGCTCCTCGTGGTGTGCTGGTCCGATTTTATGGAACACCGGCCGGGCCGAATCTCACTACAAATCCGTGCCGGTCCAGCGGATCTCGACCGACAGCTCGACCGTATAGGTCGGGGTCTCGCGGCCTTCGAGGTAGTCCGGCTGGCTGTCACGCTCGTCGATGACCAGGCAATGCTCGATGACCGTGGTCACGTCCCCGTATACGGTCCCGGAGAACTTGTGAATCGCAGCGGTGATCTGGCCGGCGATCGTCCAGGCCTCGACGTAGTCGTCCGCGTAGATCGCCACCAGGAACCGGGCGACCGGGCTCACCTGGTCGGCAGACGGAGTGTCGTCGAACGTGTCCGCGAGGACCTGCTCGCGGCTGGTCGCCTCGCGGGCGTAGACCACGAACGGCGGGCCAGTGTTGCCGGTCATGCCGACCGGCCAGGCCGTCGAGCCCGTCGCCGCTTCGATCGCCTCTCTGAGCCAGACGTGAGGGGAGCCGGGCATGTCAGCCTCCGTATCCTGGGTTTTTGCCGGCCGACAGCTCTGCGGCGGCCTTCTCCAGGCCGACCGCCATCTCCTCGGCCAGCTTGTTCGCCGCCACCGGGCCGAACTCGGCCAGCGTCTTCTCCATCATGTTGTAGGCACGGACACCGCCGGCCGTGCCGAACTGAAGCCAGATCGCCTTCCGCGACTCGAAGCCCGGCTTGTAGCCGAGCACCCCGTAGACGAAGGAGTCAAACCCGCCGTTCTTTCCCGACTGCCCGGTCCTGACCGTGACGGCCCGACGAAGAGCGCCGGTCGACCGCTTCTTCTCGCCGGCCTTCCGGCGGCCTCGACGCGTGCTGAGTGGCGGGGTGTTCTTGCGCAGGATCGGGATGGCCGGCTTCATCACCCGCCGCATCGCGGCCTCAAGGTGTTTCTTTGCGATGTGAATCGGAAGCGCCTTGTAGCGAGACATCAGTCCTTGGATGACCGTACTGGAGTCGAACGTGTTCGGCTCGAACGAACTGTTCCACGAAACCGAGATCATGTGGCCTGCTCCTCGACGGACAGCTCAAGGTCCTCGCGGTTGCCATGCTCGACGACGGCCGAGATAAAGAGGAGCCGGTCGCCGCGGGCCGGCCAGCGGAGCCGCATGTCGCCAGCGACCCCGGCCCGATAGCGGGTGTAGACCGTCGCGGAGATCCCGCCGCCGACCTGCCCGCGTCGTGCCTGCTCGGAGTAGGTCGTCGCCTCGTAGGACCCGAGGATCGACGCCACGGTCTCCCAGGTCTCGACCGTGCCGCCTGCCGCGTTGCGGGTGCGGACGGGCCGCTCCAGGACGAAGAGCTCGCGATATCGTCCGGCGGGCTGCGGCATCACCAGCCCCCGTTCCACGAGCTCGCGGCGAGCAGCGTCTCGAAGGCCTGGGGCAGCTCGCCGCCGCCGTCGGTGTTGAGCACCCCCCGGTTCTCGAACTGATGGTCGACATAGGCCAGGAGGGCCGACCGGACCGTCGGCTCGATCACACCCCCGGGCACGACGCCGGCCCAGTAGGTCACGACGACCTTCGCGGCCGTTGCCGTGTCGAGCGTGAGAGTCGCCGGGAACGCGTCCTGGTCGATCTCATAGTCACCAGCCGACAGCGCGACTCCGTCGACCGTGATCGCGATCGTGTAGGTGGCCGAGACCAGAACAGGCGGGGCGGGAAGGTGCAGCACACTGCCGCCCTCCTGCCACGTCGCCCGATACTGTGTCGCGACGAGCGTCACGCTTAGGCGCCGCTCGATCAGCCGGCGGGCGGCGGCGATCGCGTCGAGAAGGAATCGATCGTGTTCGTCCTGGTCCGGCAGCATGCCGACCTGGGCCTTCGCCGCGGTGAGCGAGACGGGCTCGACGATCGGCCACTGGAGAACGCGGATCGTGTGCGGCTTGCTCATCAGTCCTCCGAGGGTCCGAATAGGCAGAGAGCCGGGGCCGGCATCCCTGCCAGCCCCGGCCCCTGAGAGCAAAAAGCGATCGATCAGGAGGTAGCCTTCGCCAGCCGACCGACGAACTCGGGGCCGTGATTCAGCACGCCGAGGCGGCTGGACCCGACGAAGAGCGTCTGTCGGCTGCGGACGAGCAGTTCCTTCGCGACCGTGATCTGGAGGCCTTCGGCAGCGAGACCGACCGCGGTCGACTTCGAGAAGTCGCCATAGAGGGCCAGCGTGGTCGCGGGCATACCCTTGGCGAGGTAGACAGGAGCACCGTACACCGTCGGGACTACTCGACCGCCGCCGACCGTCATGGTCGTCTGTTGAGCAGACCAGAGCTTCATCAGGTCGATGTAGCCGGCCTTCGACGCAACCCACGCCCCGGTCCCCATGATCGTCTCGTCCACCTTACCGACCACGTCCGCGAGGTTCGCGGCGGTCGTCGAGGAGGCGAGAGCCACGGTGACGGTGTTGGGGTTGCTCGCGATCGCGGCGACCGCGGCCGGGAGCCCGACGATCGTCGGGCTCGACGAGTTGCCGGTGAGCCACTTCTGGTCATACCAGACAGCGAACCCGTAGGACATCCGGTCGACGAGCAGGCCAGCCACGTCGATCGGCGAGTCGGAGAGCAGCGAGTTTGAGATCGCCACCGAGCCGCCGGCCTCGTAGAGGGTCAGAGCCGGACCGCTGGTCGAGAGGTCCTGGTCGGTGAATGCCGTGTTCTCGGCGGCATACGAGACCGTGAACTCGCCAGACTTCGGGAGGTTGATCGTCTGGCCCTTCGGCCGGAAGACGCTCGCGAGCTGGAGGGCCACCGACTGATACTGGAGGCGATTGATGATCGCATCATAGAGCTCGGTCACGACGTAGGAGTCACCGTAGCCGCTGACCGTTTCGCCCATGGCCCGCTTCTCGCCGGACGCCAGACGGACCAGGAAGTCGCCGACATCGCCCGCGACCTTGGCCGAGCGGAACGCCCGGACCCCGGCCCGGATGTCGGAACGACTAAAATCCTCGGGGGCCGCGGGGGCCTCGACATCACGCCTCGGCTCACTGGCCGAAGTGTGGACGGCCCGCAGGGCTGCAAGCCGAGAATCGAGAGCGGTCTCCGACGCGGCATCCGTGGCGACTTCGTCGGCCCGCTTCATCGCGGTTGAGAGTCGCTCCTCGATGCTCGCCTTCTCGGTGTCGTCCTTCGGCTCGATGGCCCGGAGGTCCTCGATCTGCTTCGACAGCGTGACGGATTCATCCTGAAGGCGGGCGAGCTTGGGCGACGGCATGGGAGGTCCTCGTATGTTCGTGTGGTGTCCTTACCGAACGTCACGATATGGCCGGCAGCCGCGGCAGAATCTCGGGGGCGTCCTACCGTAGGACGATCAGAGACCCGTCGGCGCCGGGACCATCCGGCCGATCGCCTGCTGGATGTCGCGCTGTCCGGCCGCGATCTCCTGGAGCGTCTCCGCCTGGCGGCCTTGAATCTCGCCGAGCGACCGCAGGGTCTCCGATGTCTGCTGGAGAAACTGAGTGTGGCTCTCGACGATAGGGACGACGATCGTCGAATGGATCGCACAGCTCGCCTGCCAGCCCATGAACAGGATGAACGCGAGCATCCCGGCCGGGATGCCGATCATGTTTAGAAATCCACCCACAGGGCCGAGGGCCTCGACCAGTTCCGATCGCGTCATTGATTCGGTTCCTCGTGGTGTTGTGTCCACCATCTCACGACCAGGATCTGGACGATCGTCGAGATCGCCCACCACAGGATCAGCGACATGAACGCCATTCCGTTCCGGTCCTGGTAGGCCTGCTCGACGAGCTGACATGTACGGCGGCGGAGGTCTTCCTGGCCGGCGGCCGAGGCGGCGGCGGCGAACTGCTCCTGGGGCAGGGCCTCCATGGTCGTCCGGACGATCGCGTCGCACCGTTCGCGGCCGAGGAGCTTTCGCCGCACGGGCGGCAGCCTTGCCCAAACGGCGTCGCGGGCCTGGTCGAGGTCGGTCACGGCTTGACCTCGCACACCGAGCAGGTGACCGCGGGGACCTTCCGGTCGGCCTCAGCCAGGAATAGGGCGAGACGCGTCGAGCAGGATCCGATCGTCCGCTTCCTGGCGGTGCCGAACAGCACGCCGGCGAGCTGGCCGTCGGCAGTGAAGATCGGGCCGCCGGAGTCGCCACTGCGGGCGGTCCCTTCCATCTCGACGAACTGGGCGGCGTGTTTCCTGGTCGGTGAGCCGTAGTCGGTGACGCGGCCGGTCTGCTCGCGGTACACGCCCGCAGGGCCGTAGCCGGCGATCGTCAGCGGGTCGCCGAGCCGCGGGGCCTGGATCGCGATCTCGACGGGATCGCCTTCGGGGCGGCCGACGAACAGGGCCGCGAGATCCCAGTCCTGGTCCCACGCGACGACGCGAGCCCGAGTGGTGGTGCCGTCGGGGAACGACACGTCGACGGCCTGGAAGTTTCCGCGGACGACGTGCCATGCGGTGAGGACCAGGCCCGTCGTCCCGCTCGCCCGCACGAGGACTCCGGTGCCGACCTCGAGCGACTGACCGACCCCGCAGACCACGCGGCAGACCGCCGGCCTGGGCTGGCCCGGGTTTCGCGTCACGGCTGCGGCAGCGGGGGCAGGCGGCGGGTCGGCCGTCGTCCCCGTGCCCTGGCATTGGGCGCACGGGAAGAAGAGCGGAACCGAGCCGACGAGCCGCGTGCCCTGACAGACACCGCATTCGGCGGCGAGAGAAGCACTAGCCAGGATCAGCGAGACGATCAGCGATCTCATGTGGTCACCCTGCGGGTTTGTCCCAGAAGTCGGGGATCGTGACGGTGGCGATCGCGAACGAGCCTTTCCACGCGGAGCGTGCTGTCTTCTCGGAGTCATACCGGGTCACGTCATAGGAGTCCGGATAGGCCATGAGTCGTTTCTCGTTCATCCACCGAGCCCACGGCACGGCATGCCCACGGCGGCCCACGCTAACGACGAGCCCGGCCAGGACGCAGCACACGGCCTGCTCGTATGAGTCGGGGAAGATCACTTCCAGAGGGCGGTAGTGCTTCGCGGTCTCCTTCCAGCCGTCAGGGAAACGACTGACGGGGATCCATTTCCCGCCGCTTTGGTTGGAGTTGCCCTCGCCGCTTGTGCCCTGGAGCGTGTGCCGGAACCCGTAGTCGTGCGGCTGCATGGTGTCCGGAAGCATGCCGCGGCGGACCGCGATCTCCAGGACCTGGCGGACGTTCGCCCCGCCCCAGCGGTCGGGGTTCGCTTCACTGTAGACCGACAGCGGAGACATCCAGACAGACCCGTACTTCGCCGACTCAGCGTGCCGGCCTACGATCGGCCCGGCCGCGTATGTCACGCCTCGGGCCCGGTTGCGGGCGGCCTCGAAGTTTGCCCGAAGGGAGTGGCATGTGCATTCGTGGGTAGGGCTCTGGTTCGTGAACCGGTCGATATAGTTCAGGCCCCACGAGTTGGCCGCGTCGTTCGCCTTGGCTCGCTCGACCCACTCGCCAGGCTCGACCCACAGAGACTCTGGGAACTCACGGGCCGCGTTGCCGCACGCGTCGCTGAGAGCGTCGGTCGTGTCCTCGGCCGCCAGGTGGTCTGGGTAGCCGTCGTGCTCGTCGGGGAAAAAGTCGATCAGCTTAGGGTCGATCATGGCACGGCCCCCGTGACAGCGTCGGAGCTGGCTGGGGCCTTGACGATCGACAGCACGGTCGAGCCCGACAGCACGACCAGAGCAGGCAGGCCGCGGGCCTTCGCTGCCGCTAGGGCCGGCAGGTACTGGTCCGGGATCTCGCCGTCGCCGTCCGTGGCGTCGGCCTCGAGGAGCGTCGCCACGACACCGCGTTCCCGGTTGAGCAGATTAAGGCCGATCACGACGCCCGTCGGTACGGAGCTGGCGTCCTTTTCGTAGACGTAGACCGCGGCCGTCGCGGCCGGGGCCGTCACGACGGGGACTGTCCACGGGATCACCGGCAGCGGCCCAGACAGGAGCACCAGGCCGGCGGCGAGTAGGAAGAGCGTCCTCACGTCCGCGGCTCCTCGGGCTTCAGGAGCTCGGCATGTAGCTGGAGGGCAATAGCGACGGCCGGCGTCTTCCCCTGCCCTCGGAGCCGGGTCGCAAGGTCGCTCACGATCCGAACGTCGTCGGTCGGGATCGCCGTGCCGGCGGAGAAGACCCGCAGACCGCGAACCTTCTGGATGACGAGGTAGATCGAGTAGAGGACGAGGGCGATTCCCACGGCGTACTGAGCGTACTGGATCACGATTCGGTCTCCTGGGCTTTGTCGTTCAGCGTGTCGGCGATCGCGAGCAGCTCGCGAACGAGGTCGGTGCCCTCGGGTGTCTTCAGGATGGCGGCGACGCGAGTCGCGACTCGGTCGTCGAAGTTGGTTTGCGTCTTCTCCGCGAGCCACTCCAGGAGATCGCCGATGATCACGGACCGCTCTCCGGCGTCGAGCGTCGCAGTCATGCGGCGGCCGTACCCGATCAGCGGAGACCACTCATGGAGGAGCCTCACCTGCTCGATGATGTTCATTTCTTCCCTCGGAGAACCGAGAGAAACTGCTCGAGCACGCCGGCGGCGATCGCCAAGACGAGAGCCTTCACGGCAGGCCTGACCAGGATCCACAGCGGATACATGGCGGTCGGGATCGCGTAGTCGGCCACAGCGTCGAACAGCCTCTCGACCGCCCCGAGGGCGACCTCTCGTTTCTGCGGTCCGGTGAGGCTCGACACGCCGTCCAGGATCGGGACGACGAGACGGAGCAGGCCCAGGAGCAGCTCGCCGAACTCGGACCACGTCAGGCCGTCGGCGGCCGCGACCTTCGCTGACGCGATGTAGGTCGTGATCTTGTCGAGCAGGCCCGGCCGGTCGACGGCCTCGGTGATCGGTACGGTTGTGATGCTCATCGTGTTTTCCTTCTCCAGACCTGGGCGGCGGTGACAACTTGGCGGCGACGTTGACGGCAGTCCTGGCAGGTGACGTATCGAACCTGGCGGTCGCCGGCCCGCTTGCTCGACTCGACACGGCAGCGGCCGCCGCATGTCGTGCATACGTTCATGTCTTGGTTCCTACGAGGACCAGCTCATAGGTAGCGGGGGCCGTATTCGACGCCAGGCCGTAGGCGTAGACCTTGTCGACGACTGCTCCGACCCCGGACTCCACCGTCGAAACGCCGACACTCCACAGCAACACGCCGCCAGGATGAACCTCGGCCTCCCAGTAGGTGTCGCCGGCAGTGTTCGTAAGGCGGAAGTCGATGAACTGCGCCGTGCTTGTGTTTTTGAAATAGACCATCCGGACCTTGTCGATCGACGCGGTGTAGGTCGTGCCCGACTGGGTCGGCACGGCCACGGACGTAAGAGTCGTGATGTCGCTTACGTTCGCCGCGACGCTGCCCGACTTGCGGAAATAGATGTTTGCCTGGCTCGCTCCGGTGCCGTCCGCGAAGGCTAAGTTTTCGAGCACGACAGACGCATCCGCGACAGCCCCGACGGTCTGGGTGTTTGTCAGGGCGAAGTCGATCCGGAGGAGCCCGGAAACTGTCAGCGATGAAGCCATAGCGCCCCCTGGTTATCCTGCGTGAATCCGCATCCTTGCGACGGCTGCGGCCGCCGCGGCCCGAGCCCCGAGGAGCGTCGAGACCTTGAACGATCGAGCGACATCGGCAGGCGACGGAGCCGCGACGATCCCCTCGGGGTAGTCGTCGACCCACACGTCGACCGTCAGGCCTGCACGGGCGGCCGCGTCGCGCTTCTGGGTGTCGGCACCACAGAGGATCAGGTCGCCGACCTCGAGGTCCGCGAACGCCAGCCGCAGCTCCTGGCGGTTGGCGTCGTCGTCCTTGCGTCGCGAGATGCAGACGACTTGATGGCCGGCGGCCGTTGCCATGCCGACGAACGACCGCCATAGGCCTGGGGCCGCAGTGAACGTCCGGTCGTAGTCCAGCGAGATCAGCAGCCCGCGGCCCTCGGCCCTGTTCTGGAGTAGCCCTCGGGCTGCCTTCCAGGCCGACAGGGATCGGAGGCCGACGGAGCTGTTCGGGTAGGCCGCGTGCGTCACCGGCGACACGTCGAAGATCGCGGCCTCGGTGATCGTCCGCGTGACGTTGCCGGTCGGATCCTCGTCCCACTGCTCGCCGCGTGCATCCATGAGCGAAAACGCGAACGACGAGCCGAAGATGTACTTTTGCGAGATCAGGGGCACGACCTCGGCCGTCGTCGGCGTGCCGACCGGAGGCGTGGCCCGGAAGACGAGCCCCTTGTCGGTCTCCTGGATCTCTAGCGTTCCGTTGGTCGTCCGGCCGAGGACCTTTGAGTCGTCGTGGTTGTATTTGGCGACCACGTCGGCCAGGCCTCGCGGGTCGTTCGGCGAGCGGTCCAGGTACTTCCGGAACGCGCCCGGCATAAACCGCTCTTTGAACCCGCCCAGGTCGACCGACCACTTATTCCATGGAGGGGCCATTCCGACGATCATGGGACGACCGTCGTCGCGGGTCTCGACGCGGAGCTCGATGTCGGGGTCGCCAGCCTGGGCGAGGTAACGGACTTCACGCTGGGCCATCGTTTGACTCCTGGACAATCGGAGATTCCGACAGATCCGACACGAGCTTTCCGACGGTGAACTCCGTCGCCTCGCCGTTGATATGGACGCGGACGCTGGCGGCCGGCTGGTCTGCGGTTGCGGCGATCGCGAAGGGGGATCCCTCGACCCCGAGAGTCCCGGCCGTCATCAGGTGCTCGATCGTTCCCTCGCCGCCGTCGAAGTAGACGTACTGGCCGACGGTGAAGCCGCCGGCCTGGTCGACGCTCTCGCCGCCGCCCTCGTCGGGGACGGGATCCGCCGGCGCTTCCGTGCTGTCGGCGGCGGCAGCCGGCGCGACACTTGCCTGGGCGGCCGCAGCGTCGAGCGTCGAGAAACCAAGCTGGACGAACGTCTCGTTCGCCGCTGGCGTGTCGAGTAGGGGGAAATCCTCGCGGTCGCGGATCTCGTTCGGTGTGATCGCGCCCATGTTCCACAGGGACTGATACAGGGCAGCCCGGCCGGCGGTGTCGGCCCGCAGGACTCCGCGGGTGTCGAGCTTGCAGTACACGTCCTCGCCGTAGACCGGCTGGAGTGCCATGTCGATCGGCGACTCGATTCGCTTCGCCCACGGGAGCAGGCACCAAACTTGAGCGCTCAGGTGTTCCTGCTCGACGTTCGAGTATCGCGCCATCTTCGCGTCGCCAAGCAGCGTCGAGGGGACGCCCCAGTGTCGGCACACGTCGGGGAGGATCGCGTCCCGCAGCTCCTGGAACTGCGACGCCTCCATCGAGTTGGACTCGATCGGCTTCAGTCGCGTTTTCTTTGGCAGGACGGCGGCCTTACCGCGGTTGCTCGCGCCGCCGTAGACCTCCGCGAGCATGTTCCGCAGGGCGTCGACCGCCTCGTCGGGGACCTTCTCGTCCGTCTCGAGGACCATGTCCGGTCGCGCGGAGTTGTCCCAGAACGCGGTCGCCGCGGTGTCGAGCCGTTGGGCCAGCCGGATGGAGGTCGCGCACATTTCCGAGGGCGCGTGCCCGACGATTCCGTTGTCTGAGATCCAGCGCCAGTGGAGCATCTGTTGTTGCGGGATCGGCTCCCAGACACCGCGATCGTTCCAGAACTGGTACGTCAGCGAGTAGTCGGAGTTTTGCTCCACCTTCACGCGGCTCGGGTGTAGCGGGATCAGACTCGACATCCAGCCGCGATCGCCGGACAGGATCCTCGCGTAGCCGTTTCCATGGAGCGCGGTCCAGTAGGCCTGCAAGACGTAGAAGTCGAACGCGCTCTGCCAGCGATTCGGTCGCTTCCGGAGCGTGTAGGCGGCCGGGAGGTCGGCCTTCACTCGCCGCCCAGCTCCGTCCTCTCGCATGACCTGGAGAGGACATATCGCGACAGCCTGGGCGATCCATCGGCAGACGCCAAAGATCGAGGAAATGCGGGCGGCCGTCTCGGGCCCGACGTAGCTGGTCGAGATCGACCCGAGCGTGTTGGTCGTGCTCAGGCTCTCGGCCCGGAACGAGACGACGCGTGGGGCCGCGGCGGCCTTGGCCGGAGTCCGGCGACGGCTGCCGCGGCCTCCGGAGGCCGTCGGCTTTTTGGGCTGCTTGCGCATGCCTAGCAGTATCAGACCGGCCCCGCCGGCAGAATCTCTCCTAGATCATCCGGATCTTCCAGTCGTCGAGGCTCGACGTACCACCAGAGTCCTCGTCCGTCGAGGCCAGGGCCAGGGCGTTGACGAGCGCCGCGACCCCGTCGATCTTCTCCGTCGACTTCGCCTTGTCGGGCTTGATCGCCCCGGTCGGGTCCGTGTAGACGCACACGTTGTTGGCGTTCCACTGGGCCACGGGGTTCGCGCCATGCCTGAGCCGCTTCTCGACGACCAGGGCCTCGAGGAGTTTACAGGGCGCGTTGAGGTACGAGGTCCGCTGCGGGATGTCTTTGGTCGTGATCCCCTCGCGCTGGAGCAGTGTCTCCAGCGCCCCTGCCTGCCACGGGTCGCAGCCGGCGGCCTTGATCTCGTGGGTCTGCCCGAATGCGATGATGTCGCGAGCGACGCACTCGTGATCCAGCCGGTGCCCGTCGGTCACGATCACCCAGCCGTCGCGGATCCATGAATCATAAGGAATACCCTCGCGGACTCGGTCGGCCACGGTCTCGCGTGGGACCCAGTATCGCCACTCGACGGAATAGGACCCGTCGGATTCTTTGAACACGAAGGCGGCCGCGGTCATGTCGAGGTTCGACGCCAGGTCGACGCCGACCCAGCAGGGCCGGCCCTCGGTCGGGTCGAGCGGCCCGGCGGAACACTTCGACCAGTCGTCGCCGTGGAACCAGCGGGCGTCGGCAGCCTGCCAAACATTCAGGGAGTAGCGGAGAAACTTCGACATCTTCCGCGGGTCGGTCGTCGCGTCCTGGTAGTCGGCCGCGAACTCGTCTTCGGGGAACGCGACACCCATCGAAGGATTCGCTTTCCGCCAGACCTTCGGCGACGAGTAGTCGTCCTCGTCCTTCGCCGCGTAGATCAGGCCGTAGAACGTGGGGTTGGCCTTTGGATCGGCGAGAACGAGCTCGCAGTCCTGCCACCAGCGCCAGCCGATTCCGTTTCGATCCGAGCCTGCCGTCGAGATCGAGATCACCAGGCCGTTGGCCGTGCCGCGGGTCGCGTAGATCAACGCGTCGACCAGGTCCGGGGAGCGGAAACTATGGATCTCGTCGAGGATCACCGATCCATTCAATCCCTCGTTCCGCCACGAGTCGGAGGATAGGCAGCGGATCTCTTTCCCGGTCTCTCGGTTCCGGATGATGCTCCGCGAGTCGACGACCTCGAGGAGCTTCGAGAGCGTGGGCGAGGCGTCGACCGACTGCCGTACCATCCGGTACATGGTCCGGGCCTGGAGCCGGTCGTTCGCCGCGAGGAACACGTCCTGGGCCGGGGCGTGGCAGGTCGCCATGTACTGGGCGAGCTGCGACATCAGGCTCGACTTTCGATTCTTCTTCGGGACGAAGATCCCGGCCCGCCGGAATCGAAGGCGGCCGTCCGGTCGACGCCAGCCGAACAGCGGGCGGAGGACTCGCTCCTTCTGCCACTCGATCAACTCGACGTGCTTCGGATCGCCGCCGCGCTCGTCGGGGTGGCGGCAGAGCTGCTCGATGAACTCGACCGGAGCCTGGGCCGCCTCCTCGTCCCACTTGTAGCCAGCGAGGTACTCGGGCCGCTTCCTCGGGTCGCGCTTCTCAGCCGCGGACCGAGAGCCGGGCGAGGATCGCGGTCTCCGGGTCGGAGTCTTCTTTGCCATTCGTTGGGTCCTGCGGGATTCGGGCCGCGGAGGCTGCCGTCAGTCCGAAGTCGCGACACAGTGTGACGAAGTCCCTACGCGAGTCACGGAGCAGCTTCGCGACCGGGCTTGCGGCCTGGCCCTTCTCGGTCGCGGTGACGAAGCCCTCCGCGAGGACCAGGTCCTCGAGGTGCCGGATGTCGGCATGAAGCCGGCAGAGGATCGCGAACGAGTCGGCCTGCTCGGGGAGGAGCCGGCCGTCGGCGATCAGGATCGGCGCGACGCGGGCCCAGTAGGCGGCGGCCGCCGGGACGGCCGACACGCTGGCCGGGATGTCGACCTGGCCGGCAGGCGCGGACGGTTCTAGTCGGGCCCGCGTGTTGCGTCCCGCCTTCGATCGCCCGCTTTTCGGGTCAGGAACGGGGCCTCGACTGCCCATCCGGGCCTCCTTTTTTTTGAAACCCGACAGATATTCGCGCCGAGGAAGCTTGGGGTCTTCCGTCCTCTTTTGGCCTGCCGGCCGACCCCACCCCCTTTTCGATCACAGTCGCCCCCGTCGCCGCTGCTCGGCCCTAGTCTTCGTTCCGTGGCACGACTGGCACCGGGTTTCGAGGTTCGCGTCATCGTCCGTGCCGCCCTCCTCGAGGGGCTGGACGTGGTCGACGTGGGCCGCCTGGCCGTAGACCACACGCGAGCAGTCACGACACACGAACGCGTCACGCCGGAGGATCCGCAACCGTCGAGCCTTCCAGTCGGAGGTCCGATAGTGGGCGACCTCCTTCGTGACAGTCGTCCGCGCCATCGTGTGCGGCCGCCAGAGTTCGACACGGTCTGGCATGGCTGCCCTAGCTCACAGGGCTAGGAGACTCTTCAGGCTCTGGCTCTGGCTCTGGCTCTGGCTGCTCTGTACCCGTCTAGGACTAGAGATTGGTGACGGTTTCGGGCTCTGGTGCGGGCATCAGCGCCACCGCATCATCCCACGGGATTACCTCGACGGCCGCCATCATTTCCGGCGTGACATGAGCAAACAGCCCTTCGAGGAGCCCTCCAGACCCAACCTCGCTGAGAATGTCTCCGCATAGGCAGTAACGACCATCGGTCAGTTGCACCCCGTGGTGAACGTGCCGCGGATCGCCAAACTCTGCTTGCAGTTGATAGAGCGCCGCGGCGATTTCGTAAGGATACACGATAGCGAGCGTCCGCGCATCTTCGTAGGCGAGCGGTAGCGTTAGGTCGGCTAGTGTCACGACGTGCGCTCCATAGAAGTGTTGTAGGCGAGCATCGCGGTATAGAACGCGGAGACCTGCGCGGCTGTCATGGCGAGGCCGATGGAGTAGTGCCGGAGCGTTGTTCCTGCCTGATCGCCCGCCCTTACCCCGGCACTATTAAGAGCGAAGACAAACAATGTCAAAGAAGTTGTGGCGATCCCTTGAGTTAGAGTTGCGCTCGTGACCTCAAGCGACCCGTTTCGGTATAACTCCTGAGATACGCTTGAAGTCCTCTGGTTGAGAAGGAAAGCAGACGGGCGCGCACCTTGAACGCCAGAGGTTGCAATTACAGTGGTTGCTTTCCCTGCTCGGCCCGTTTCGTATGCGAGCGATGCGGATCGAGTGCTAGTCTGTAAACTAAAACGGTCTGTGGCCGCGTTGTGTGCGCCGAGAAAATACGGGTCTCGGTCAACTTGAGTGATTGGGCCATGCCACGCTGAAAAGTGCATCCCTTCCCACTGTGCCGCTGTCACCAAGGAGGTAGAAAATCCTGTGTCAAGGTGTTTTGTTGACGCGTTAGGCGCGTTGAGCCCGACGGACTCCACGTAGTTGCCCGAAATAAACGCACTAGCCTCGCCCGCGTTGTTATCCACCGTGCCGCCGTACTGAGTCCCGGTCAGGCTGCGCCCACGAAAAAGCGGAGTGATTGCGGCATTCAGCCCGTCTCCGCTAAAGACGTTCAACCGCAGGAACCGGTCGCGAATCCCGGCCGCGTCGATCGCGTAGCACAGGCGGCTTACTTTCGAGAGCGTGGCCGCCGAGACAATATCGTCCTCTGCGTTGACGCGCTCCGCCCAATCCGCCGCATCCGCATGGATGGGCGACAGCCTGAGAGCAGAGACGCGGCGGATCGTGGAGGCGCGCGATACGGTCACGTCATCTCCGAGCCGAATAGGGAAAACGAAAGATCTGCGGACGATGTGTAGACTGTCACCACATCGGTGGTCGCCAGCGTGATGCCGATCGTTAGGAATGCGGAGTCGCTTGCGGTTAGCGAGGAGTCATAAACGAGATAGTGCCGCACTGCGAGCGTTGCCCCGGCGGGCCGAACAGCGACCCGGAACAACGCTGCAATCGCTCCCTGATTGCAGACGGACAGCGTGGAGGCGACCGCAGCCGTCGCGGCCGGGACGGTGTACAGCGTTGTTGCTGTAGCGGCGGCCGGGTTCAACTGGCCCAATACTTTGTAGGCAGACGGCATTACAGGCCCCCGAAGAGGAACGGATGGATGAAGGACTCAACAGCCGACCGAGCGTTTACGGATAGGCGAGCGTCCGAGAGCGTCCCGCTGGTAATGTCTCCGGCAGCGTGTGTGTGTGAGACTGCGGCCCTGCCGGCGAGCGCGTTGTCGATCGACAGGAACACTTCTGGAAGCTGCTCATCGGCGGAGAAGAGCGAGGTCCCTAGATTGTCAACGAAAACGTCAATCGCGTTGTGCCCGTGCGACGCATTCGCCGCGCCGATGGCCCCCGGCGTGACGGCATCAGCGCCGCCCGTCGCGTGACTGGCTGCATGCGTCGAGGGTGCGAACGTAGACGGCAGGCCGGTGATCCCAGCCCAGGTCGTCGTCCCAGCCGCGCCGGTGGCTCCGGTCGCGCCGGTGGCCCCTGTTGGCCCAGTCGCGCCGGTGGGTCCCGTCGGCCCGGCGGGCCCGACTCCACCGGAGACCGTCGCGTTAACTGTCTGGTCCGTCGTGGTCACTGTAATGGGCATCAGCGTCCGACCTCCATGATCCCCTCGAGGGCTGTCTGGGCGTTACCGGCGGCCGGAGTCCAGACCAGCCGCCAGAGGTAGGTCCCGGCCGCCACGTTCGCAGCGTTGGCGGCCGATAGCCCGACGTTGATCTGACCGGTCGCTAGGTTCACGGTCGTCACGCTCAGGGCCTGGACGGTCGCGTAGGTGACGGCCGAGACGATCTCGGCCGTGAACGTGTAGCCGGTGAGCGAGATCGAGAAGTCGAGAAGCTGGGAGATAGCCTGGCCCTGCTTCACGATCAGGTTCAGCGTGCCGGGTGTCGCGGATACGGTTGCCATGGTGAAAGCCTACGCGTCCGGTAGCGGGGCGAATCTCGGAGACCAGCGTCCCGCCTGCTCGTCCTCGCTCCACCGCTCCGCCCGCAGCTCGTCCGCGCGACGGTAGATCTCCTCCAGCGGGATGTCGACGAACTCCGGCTGGGGCGGATACTCGACACCAGGTCGCGGGCCGTGCTTCCCGGGTGGCAGGTCGGCGAGCTCGACATGGAGAGCCCGGTAGACCCGCTTGACGGGCACACCCGCAGCGGCTGCGGCTTCGGCTCGGGTCGCGCCGCGGGCGATCGCCTTCCGGACGATCTTCTCCTCGGAGGTCGTCAAGACTCGCGGTCGCGTCTTCGGCCGGCGGCCGGTCACGGTGGCACACTCCGGATCGTGATCCCTGTTCTCGGCCCTTCCCCGGGGATCGCGTAACGCTTCAGGCACCGACCCTCGACGACCTGGGTGTCGTCCTTCCAGACGGCCCCGGCCTTCGTGATCGCGTCCGCGACCCCCTTCGCGAGATTGTCCCAGTCGCCGCAGCCGTGCCCGGGCCAGCCCGGAGCGGTCGATCTCAGCTCCCCCGAGGCCTTGAAGTGTGAAGGCGGGCGGCCGAACACGCAGACGACCTCGAGGACGAACGCGGAGAAATCGTCCCGCGAGATCCTCCGTCGTGCCGCCTCGGCCTTCACGAGCAGGACGACGGCCTGCTTAAACGAGACGATCCCATTGTCGGGCGTGTAGTGCCGGCCGCCGCGGGTGCTTCGAGCCCGTGGCTGGGAAACGGCGTCGCCTGGTATTTCGACGGTGATCTCCACGATCCGCCTCCATGCGGAGCGTTCACCGTAGGGGACCGGTTCCCCGAATCAACTCACCGGGCCAGGTGAATATGGGTCCTGTGGGCCGCGAAAAAGGCCCAGTCGGCATCGTGCATAAAAACGACGACCGACAGCTCCGCTTGCTTGAATCCGTAGCGATCCATGAGCCGGTCGCGAAAGTCGGCGAGTAGGTCTGCACCCTTGCCGTTGAATCGAGTGAAGACCACGCGGATAAACGTGTGGTAGTCGTGGTAGTGGTCGACCCAGAGCTTCACTGGCACAGAGGCCCCGCCGCCGAAGACGGCGACGAACTCCTCCTGGAGTTGCGCGGTCGTGACTTGCAAACATGCCATGGTTCGTCTCCGTGGTCAGTCTACGGCTCGTCGGCTGCGGGCGGATTCTGTAGGCGGGCAGCGCTTTACGCTGCGGCATGCCCGTATACCCCAGGTATATCGCCAGATACGGTTTTAAAGTCGCTCCAGAAGCCCCCGCAGCGTGCGTACCTCGATGTCGATCCTCATGCCATTCTCTCCAGTAGTCCTTCGAGAGTGCAAACAAGGAGAGCACAGTCCTTGTCATCGTCGTTTTGCTGGTAATCCCAGATCGCAGATTCAATCGCCTCTCGCTCCGCGTCGGCGAGCGTACACCCGTCCTGCTCGCTACCCTCGCGCGGTGTAGCGTGCGCAGCGGGTGTATCTTGCTGGCGCTCCAGCAGCGAGCGGAGCGTGGCAGCCCATGCCCACGCCCCGCGCCCGTGTTCGGCTGCAATCGCACCGGCAATCGCCGCACGCTCCTCGTCGGTGAGCGTGGGCACCATTTTCCCGGCGTCGGGAATATGGTTAGTGAGCGTGGGATTAGCCGGTTTTTCACCGATAGCCCACGTTTCACCATGTAGTGAAAATCGCTCCAGCAGCGAGCGAAGCGTGGCGGCGTTGCGGTCTGATTCGTCCGCCACGCCTTGGTCGCTGTCTCGCCACCGCTCAGCGTTTTCCGCCCAGTCGTTTGCCGCGCAGACAATCAACACAAGCTCATCGTCTGTAATGTGAATAGTCATTTTTGCCTCTTTAGACCCACTCGTCGTCGCCAAAGCCCGCCGCTCGTCGCTCCAGCAG